CCGAGGAAAAACCGCCGGCCTTCGAGGCGAACAGACGCGCAGCAATCTTGCCGTTGGCGTTGTCCAGAAACTCCGCTTCATGCTCAACCCAGCCATCCGGGTACGCGACCAGGGACACAGTGCGCAAGGCAGGCTCCACGCTGACGGCCTTGCCGTTGACGATGCCGCCCTCAGCCGGATTCAGGCCGAACTGCACGCGCGGCCAGTGGCCGAAGTAGCCCAGCATGTCGCCGTGCTTCACCTTCTCCTGCACAACGCCGCTGTTGATCAGCCGCGCGGCCACGGCCGTGTCGAAATAGCGCTCAGGACCGCGATGCTTGCGCCCGCGATCGGCGAGGTTGTAGCGGATAACGCCGGTTCTTGGGAGTGTCATTGCTCATCGCCCCTCGTTGGAAAAGTCATCTGGTTCAAAATTGTCGTTGTTGCCGCCGCCAAAACCGCCAGGCCCGTCTGACTTCGGTTTTGCGTTGGTGATGCCTTTGGCCAGCTCCTGCGCATAGTCGTCATCGAGCTGCAGGGACTTGCTCAGCATGGTCGCCATCATTTCCTCTGGCAGACCCAGCTCCTGCATCGACTGGAACACCTGCAGGAGCACCGCGGCGCTGTTGGCAGCTCGCTCGCGCGTCTCTTGGGTTTCACGCTCAAGGGCCGAGGTCGCGCCGTAGAAGTTGATCGCGAAGGGCCTGGCATTGGCCGGGTAGACCTCGCCATAACGCACCAGGCAATGCACGTCGATTACGTGATAGATGAACTCAGACAGCGCGGTGCGGATGATTTCACTGCGCTCAGCCGCCTGGATCGAGGTGCGGAAAAACCCGCCATCGCCCAAGCCGCCAGACAGCTGATCAGCAAAGCCCAGCAGGGAAAGGTCGATGCCGATGGCGCCGGCCAGGAGCCTGGCGTACAGCATCAGGTCATCAATGCAGATGGTGCTGGAGCCGGCAGAGCCCTGGAACGCCGAAACCTGGCTGATTTGCTTCTCGCCCGAGACGGGCATCAGGTGCATGACGCGCTCAGACGAAAACTCGCCCTTTTCAATCAGCTTGCGGGTGCGTTCCTTGCCTGCCTTGAGCATGTTGCCCAGGGAGCCGATGAACAGCTTGCGCTGCTCCATGGTCATGCCGTCGGTGTTGACGGTCATCAGGCTTTCATCGATCGATCCCAGGATGCGCGAGGACAGCAAGCCAGCCGCAGCGGTCATCAACTTGTCGTAAGGGCTTTCGGCCGCGTCCAGGAACGAACCGCCGACCAGCGACGGGAAGTGTGGCCAGGCGCTCGGGTCATCCTCTTTGATCGCGATGCGCTGGGCCATTTCCATGGCGCGGATCTGCGGCACGTACTGCATGCGCTTCATTTTCATGCGTGCCATCTGCATCACGGTCAGCTTGTCCGCGGCCTTCATGCCAGTGGTGACCACAAAGCCGGTCGTGGTGTTGGCCTGCTCATAGGCCTGCACCAGGGGCGGCAGCAGCATCTCGCCGGTATACAGCCCGGTAACGCCCACACCTTTCTCGGTAAACATCCGCGCATAAGCGTCGCCGAAGCCGGCGGCGTTGAAGCACAAACCGTGCGCTACCGAGTTGAGGAGGGGTTGCAGTTGCAGGGCGATTTCTTCGACGCGCTTCTTGTCCGGGTCTTTCGCACTCGGCTTGGATTCGATGAAAATCGTATCGCCGCTGGTTTCGTGCCCGCCCAAGGCCTGCGTTACATGGGTGCGCAGGGCGGTTGAAATGATCGGGTCACCCATCATCAGGTGATACTTTTCAAGGATCTGGATGCGTGAGCGCGCCGGCATATAGCCGGTGCCCAGCAGCATCGAGACGGTTACGCCGTCATACCCTGCACTGTAGTCGTTTTCGCGAATTTCCGAGGCGGAATCAACGATGCCAATCAGGTCTTTGGCGGCCTGCTTGACGCTTTGAATAAGGGACTTTGCCATAAGGTGCTCGGGCGCTATTGCCTAGATAGCGTCGATGGTATCGACGCCATCCACCTCACTTTTCTGGCACTTTCCCGTTAGATGCCTACCTGTTCATCTTGGCGAGACTCGACGATCAGCTTGCGTACATACGGCGGGATGCTGGTAGGGGAGGTGATGCCGACCACCTCGTACGGAATGACGAAACCGTTGCCAGGCAGCACCTGGATTTGGTCGTGCTTCTTGGCCTCAAACGCGCCCTCGACCACCGGTTCAACGCGGCATTCCATGGCGCCCTCGGCGTACGTCACGCCGTCGCCGCTGTCGTTCATGTTGCCCGAGGCTGCGCCATACACGCCGCTGAAAATAATCCGGCCTTCGCCCAGTTCCTCGAACTCATAGGCGGTTTCGTCTTCGGAGTCCAGAACGCCGATACCGCCAAGGGTGGGCAGGCCGCCGACTTCGCTATCAGATTCGCGCAGTACTTTTTTGCGGTAGACCACGCATTGCATGGTGTTCGGGTGGCGCATCACCATCTGGCGGGCTGCGCGTGATATTCCTTCGGGGACGGCGTGAATCATTCAGGTTCTACCCGCACCAGGCGGGCCTCATAGGCGGTAATCGAAAGGCCGGAACGAAAGGGGCAGCGCATCACGCCACACCCTTCGCCGCGGCAAGTGCAGCCTGGGCAGCGGCCTGGCTAAAACCGGCCTGCATCAGCATCTGCAGAAACTTGGCATCCGGCACACGTTGTTGGGCGATCGGCTTTTTCGCCGCGGCCGCTTTCATGGCCTTGCGTGCCTCAACCTGGCGCTGGTAGGACGGTTGCGCCTGGCGCTGGGCGCGCTTCTCCTCCGTGGTCTTGATGGCCTTCTGGCGGCTGCTTTCTTTTTTCAGCGCGTTTGCGAAGTCCTTCATGTCCTTGACGTGCGTGTTGACCTTCTTGCGTTCGACGGAGTTGCGCGCCTTGGTCAGCAGGTTGGTTGCATACGTCTTGAAGGTCGGAGACGAGGTGATCAGTGTGGCCACGCGCAGGGAGTGCTTGCAGCCAACCCCGAGCAGGAGGGGGTTCGTGATCTTTGGAAAGCCCGACTCATACCAGGGACCGGCGGCGTACTTACCTTTGGTGGCCATGTAGCGCAGGCGGTACCGCCAGTCTTCACAGTTGCAGTCCAATTTGATCGGACCATTGAGCATCTGCTTGACGATGTTCTTCGGCTCTACCGGGCTGGCCACACACGCATCGAAGTTCATGAACTCGATAACGACCATGTGGTGCGAGCTTTGCGACTCGGGACCGGCGTTGGTCTGGAACGTCACACGGCCGCCCCTGGCCGTCACAGGAAAACCGGTGTGGATCTGCTGACGGGCGCGCTCGCGGGCGGCAGGTAGGGATAGATCGATAACCTGCTTGGCTGTAATCCCTCCCTTGAAACGCTTCCCCAGCTGCTTTGCCGTTGCCTGGAACGCCAGCAGGTCATCGCGGGTGATCGGCCGCGGCTTGCCGCCCAGGGTGGTCAGCAGGATGCGGGCAGCGTCATACGCGCCGGCAACATCATCAGGCGCCAGAATCTGATTGGAGGTGTCGCGCTGGGAGACGCCGGCCTTCTGGTGCTGACGCGCGTGCGCTTGAAGCTTGTCCGCGCTTATAAAGCGCTGGGCGCTGCCCGGTTCATCGGCCATATCAACGCACCTGCGGCGGCGTCGAGCTGTAGAAACCGGTCATTTGCTTGAAGGCTTCGAGCTGAATAGGCGTAGGCAACACGATACGGCGCTGGGTCAGCGGCTGGTCGGTGCGATCCAGGCCGGCGGCAGCCATTACGGCCAGGAATTCGTTGCGGTTCCCGTAGACGCGCTGTGACACCAACGTCAAATCCCATTCTTCGTCGGGAAAGGAGTCGTAACGAATCGCCTCCTGCCAGGCTTGCCGGGAGGAGGAGAATTTGCGGATTTCGCGGTAATAACGGCTGGCTTCTGTCATGCGCAGATGATGCGCGCGACTTATTGCCTCCTATTGGCCAGCTTTCCGAACCCAGTGCGGGAAAAAGGGACTATTGCGCCTACAGTGACGCAGGGTCTGGCAGCACAAACATAACCATGACCGTCAGAGATTGGCCACAGGCAGTCGGTGGACAGACCAACGGCAAATAGGTAGCGTCAACTTGCTGCACTGAATCTCATCGGAGCAGGGCTTGCCGTCACCCCAGCCGCGTCTCCCGTCGATAGATGGGTCAAGGACTTGCAGGACGACAAGGAACGTTATACGACAGTAATGTCGCCCTATAGGCGCTATGACATGCCCGGATTTAATGAGCTGATTGCAGAGATAGAAAAGAAACATCCAGATGATTGGTGGATAAAGAGCAGACGTGAAAC